CCGCGTAATTTCAGAAGCCATTCCTTATTCCTTCTTTCTCTAGATTTGTAAACAAAAGCAGGAGGAGAAACAGAGGAGCGGCCATATTGCAGACCGCTCCCCTCGTATTTCTCCAAAAATAAAAAAGCTTTAGGTTCCCTTTGATTAACCGATCTTGTAAGCGCCGATGGTGGGCAGCTTGCCGCTCACGAAGCCAGCGCCGAAGGTCTGGTCGAGACGAATCTCGTACACCAGATCGTCGATGTTCTGAGACTCGAAAGCATTCACGGGACCCTCGTTCAGCACCTTCAGGTTGCGCTGATCAGCGCTCAGCCCACCGGGCAGGATGTACAGCCAGTTCCGGTTCAGCACGGGAGTGGTCGTACCCTCAAGGTAGCCATTCTGCATCGCCACAACGGCACGGCCATTGTAACGGCCGATGAAGCCATTGGCGTTCATCTCGTTCATCATGTCGTCGCTCTGCACAACAGTGCCAGCGTTGCCGGTGAAGCCGGTAATCGCATTCAGCTGAGCCACGGCGCTGCGGTCGCCCAGGATGGTCACGGGGCCCAGGCCGTCAAAGTACACCAGCTGGTTGTCCAGGGTGGCCTTAACGATGCCGGTACCGGTGGCATAGAAGGGAGACGCATAGTCGTCGATCGCATCATGCAGCACCTGCTCAACCTTCAGCAGCTTGGCGTTGGTCATCTCGGCGTTCGCTTCCCGGATCAGGTCGGCCATGTTCACCTTTCCGGTGCGCAGATCGTAAATGTTGATCGCGGGACGGGCAGAGATCTCGACGGTGTCAAGAGTCACCTGACGGTCGCTCACATAGCTGCGGGCAGTCGTAGAGCCACCCTTGGCCTGAATGAAAGCATGAATGCCGCCCGTACGGAAACGGAACACGGCCTTGTCGCCATAAGCGATGTTCTTCACATCAGCAACCTGATTCAGGAAGTCCAGAGACTTCTGCTGCAGGTTATCAACCGTATAAGCCACGGTCTGGGCAATCATGTGGCGGTTGGTCGGATTGAGATCCTTCACAAGCTCATCGCAGATAGCAGAAGCCTCAGCCACAACATTGGAATCCAGGCGCTCGTTATTCGCCTGCGCGGCAAGCACATTAATCAGCTTGCTGTCACGAGTGATGTTGATATCAGCCATTCTGTTTCACCTCGATTCGAATTAAGCGCCCAGGGTACCGTCGGCCTTCAGGCTGACTTCCGCACCAACGGCGGGGGTACCGGTCACAAAGGTCGTCAGGAACTGCTCGCCCTGCACCAGGGGATGAGCACGCATGAGCTCACCGGCGGGCACCGTATACTCGGTGTTGTCGTAGGTGCACGCGCAGCGATCCAGCATTGCGTTCTCGACAAAGTAAATCGGCTGATCCAGATGCTTCACCACAAAACGGTGAGCAGGAATGCCATCATAAATAGTAGCCTCGCCAACGTACTCGAACTTAGCGTCCGCGTCAGCCGCAAGCTTCAGCGCACCATTCTGGCGCACCATCAGCAGGCCGTTCGCCACAGGGGCGGCTTCATTGTGAGTCAGGGTGCCCTCATAGACATAGCCCTGAAGCTTCTCCATATATCCAGCCATTTTGGTTTTCCTCCGTTTCTTCGATTGCCTTCGCTTAAATCAGCGTATAGGCAGTCGGCTTTTCTTCTTTTTCAAGTAACGAATACTTGACAGGTGTCTCAATACTGCCGGTCATCGGGTTCACCTGATCATGAATCACTTCCGCGACGATCTGCTCAGGCGCGCGCTCCGTCAGTTCCGCAATCTCGCGGCGCAGCTCGGCAAGCTCCGTCTTCAAATCCTCGTTCGCCTTACGCATCTCGGCGATAAACGCTTCGAGCGCAGGGATATGTGTTTCAACGTTCTGGGCAGGCTGCTCTTCGGCAACCTCTTCGGCAGCCGTTTCCTCAGTAACCGCTTCGGTAATAGGCGCAGCGTCAAGGTTCTCCCGCACAACAGTCTCAGTAGTCACGGTCTGATGCACTTCCTGATCCTTCTCTGTGTCATAAGCATGCACTTCGTCGGTCTCCGTATGCACCTGTGTCACGTACACACTGGCAGTCTCATCCTGTGTCTCTTCGGCCTGCTCTTCGGCAGTCGCAGCCTCTGCGGTCTGCGCAGCCTCTTCAGGCTTGGTTTCAGCGATCTCGGCCGCAGGCTCCTGAACTTCAGGCTCAGTCTGAACCTGCTCTTCCGTCACCTCAGCGACGACCGCTTCGTTTTCCTTTGGCATTTCTTCTGCCTCCTTTGGGCCTTCGTCTACAATCTCCGCAACAAGCTGCATCGCTACAGCATCAGGACAGGCAGGCAGAGACACGACGCATAATCCCTCAAGATAATTGTCGTCGGCCCTATCGATCAACTGAGTGCCGTCGTCAAGCTTCTGAGCAGAACCACACGCAATCTCAAAGCTAAACTTCAAGTTGCCTTCGGCAAAGAGCTCGGCAAGAGCAGCGCATACGGCTTTCTTGCGCTTCGATACACGGGCGTACCCTACGAGCGCTTTCTTGTCTTGCGCGATCTCTTCTTTCTCAAACTTGACAAAGCCACCAATGTCGGTCGACAGGAACTCGCCAGTCAGCGGGTTGTACATGTGACCCAGCTTTTTGTAATTTCCCTGCACCAGGTTTCTGATATCTGCACACAGGGGCAGGGCAATATACTTGTCCTGGTTCTCTACGATCTCGTCGATGAACGCCTCGGAGCAACGCACCTTATTCAGGTTCGCTTCATTAGCCGTGAACATAATCATCTTGAGCGTCATAAAGAGCTTTGAACTTTGCAGCTCGGAGGCAGATGCGATAAAGGTCTGTCGTTCTTTAACCATCCTTAGTACCTCTTTTCTGCTTTCATCCGCAGTGGTAGGAGCAAAGGGATGTTATGCAGATATTTCAAAAAGAGGCTTTCGCCTCTCTTCGATCAATTTATTCAGGCGGTCTGTGAAGCCGCACCTTCTCGGCCTGAATGTTGTGCGGACGTTTCACGCCCGGTCGCTAATACCCGCGCCGGAGCGTTATAGTTTAAGGTCATTCCGGACCGGGAGATCAGCTTAGTCTTTTATAATCACGCCGTGTCTGTGTTATATCTGTCACGGTCGACTGATCTTTAATCGATCGGCTCTTCCCCGCCACCGCTGCCGTCAGGGTTCGACGGTTTTGGTTGAGCGCCGCGTCTCGCAGCCTCGGGGTCAGAGTTTCTCTCTTCGACTGTCATCGCGGGCCTGCCACCTTCGTCAGATGTACCGTCCGACGATACGTCGTCACTCGACACCTGCCCGGACAAAGCCCTCGCTTTTAACGCATCGTCATAGCCTTCACGCGCTTCCGTCTCACGCTGTGTCTTTTCGCGGTCAATCGAGTAGCCCTCGAGATCGAGCAGCGTCTTTGTAGACAGCACGCCTGTCTGCCACAGCTTCTCAGCCGTCTCACGCAGCGCCTTACGGCCAGCCATGTCAAGCGGCATAAACGCAAACGTAGGCACAGTGCTCACGTTGTACACGTGGCTCTCCTCGAGCTTCTCTTTAATGCATACGTTGATCTTGTTCATGAGCTCGCAGATCTCGTCACGCGCAGCCTCAATCCTGACGCCTGCCGTCTGCATGCTGACTTGCGCAGTCGCAAACGTAGAACCGTCGACACTGATGCCGCTGACAAGGATACCGCTCACACCGCCAGCAGACAGGATCTCGTTGTTCACGTCGCGGTACTTGTCGAACTGGAAGAGATCCTCCATCTTCGGCTGCACGACATTGTTCTCAACAAGATGATTCGTCACCGCAAGCGGGAACCCGCTCATCGCTTTCGAGATAATCCCGCGAAGCTCGCTGAGCTGGCCGTTGTCAGGATACATATCCTGGCCTTCCTTCGGATCACCATACTTCGTGTGCACAAAGCTATGAATGCCGAGGTCAAGCAGCGAGGCTTCCCATGTCCCAATCAGCTCTTTCCGCGCAAGCGCAGGCAGACACGCCGCGATAAACGGGATCGCCCAACGCGTCCAGCCTTCCTTCGAGCCCTGCAGTACTTTCGTGTACTTCGGGTTCAGCTGCGCCCACTGATGTCCAAGGTTAATCGCTTCCTGCACTTCTGGAGGATAGCCCTCGAAGTACGTTTCAAGGTTGTTGTCCTTGACCCAGTTCTCCCGGATATCGTAGTTCTTCTGCCGCCATTCGTTCAGGATACCCTGACAGTCGAAGTCAACAAGCGGCTCACCACAGAA